GCCATTTTTTTATCACCGCGAAAATCGGGTTGATTTTTGGAGAAAGGCCGGATGCGAGGTCGAAAGCCTAAGCCGACCCACTTGAAGCTCGTGACCGGCAATCCCGGCAAGCGGCCGCTTAACCAGAACGAGCCTCAGCCGGCGCGGAAGCTGCCGAGCCCGCCGCCGGTGCTTTATCCCGAAGCAAAGCGCGAATGGAACCGCGTCGCCAAGGAATTGCATAGCCTCGGGCTGTTGACGCGCCTCGATCGCGCCGCGCTGGCTGCTTACTGCCAATCCTATGGGCGTTGGGTAATCGCCGAGCGTGCGATTGCAGAGATGGCGAAAGCCGATCCGCTGACTCATGGGTTGATCAAGCCAACCAAAGGCGGCGGCGTCCCGAACGCGATGGTTCGGACTGCCAGCCACGCGATGACGGAGATGGTGCGTTATGCCGGTGAATTTGGGATGACGCCATCCGCGCGCAGCAGGTTGAGCAGCGCACCGGGCGGCGATAAGACCAACATCTTTTCCGAGTTCGGCTGATGGCGCGCGGCCGGGCGATGGAGCACCCCCATGTTGCTCTCGCCGAGGCCTATGCCGCCGATGTTCGCTCGGGCCGCCGCCCTGCCTGCCAATGGGAACGGCGCGCCTGTGAGCGCTGGACCCGCGACCGCGAGGCCGAGGCCGACGGTCCGTACCGCTTCGAGCCGCTGACGGCCGAGCGGGTGTGCCGGTTTATCGAGCGGTTGCCGCACACCAAAGGCGCCTGGGCGGCGCGGCGCGAGACGATCCGGCTCGAGGGCTGGCAATGCTTCGTGCTGGTCAACGCTTACGGCTGGCTGCGCAAGTCGGATGACAAGCGGCGCTTCCGCGAGGTGGTGACGATCGTTCCGCGGAAGAACGGCAAGAGCATCCTGTCGGCCGGCGTCGGGCTGTACATGCTGTGCGCCGATGGCGAGCACGGGGCGGAAATATACTCGGGAGCCGGCACCGAGAAACAGGCGTGGGAAGTATTCCGGCCAGCGCGGCAGATGGCCGAAGGGCGACCGGACCTGCGCCAGCATTTCGGGATTGCGGTCAATTCGTCGAACATCAACATCGTCGGCAACGGGTCGCGGTTCGAGCCGATGATCGGCAAGCCGGGCGACGGCGCGATGCCGAGCTGCGCGATCATCGACGAGTACCACGAGCACGACAGCGCCGATCAATACGACACGATGCTGACCGGCCAAGGCGCCCGCGAGCAGCCGCTGATGTGGGTGATCTCGACCGCGGGCGACAACCTGGCGGGCCCGTGCTTCGACAAGATTTTGACATGCCGGAAGATCCTCGAAGGCGTCATCGAGGACGACGAGAAGTTTTTCATCGAGTACACGGTCGATCCCGAGGACGATTGGACCGATCCCGCGGCGATCGCCAAGGCGAACCCGAACCTCGATGTGTCGGTGTCGGCCGAGTTCCTGCTGGCCCGCCAGCGGGAAGCAGTGCGCAACACTCGCGAGCAGGGCCGGTTCAAGACCAAGCACCTGAACCTTTGGGTCAACGCCCGCGCGGCCTACTTCAACATGCAGAGTTGGACGGCCTGCCGTAACCCGGAGCTGCGGCTCGAGGACTTCGAGGGGCAGCGCTGCAAGATCGCGCTGGATTTGGCCTCGAAGCAGGACATCGCCGCGATGCAGATCCTGTTCGACCTCGGCGACGGCTCTTTCGCGACGTTCGGGCGGTACTACCTGCCCGAGGACGTGGTCGAGGAGCCGGGCAAGGACCATTACCGCGGCTGGGCGCTGGCCGATCCGCCAAAGCTGATCCTGACGCAAGGCAATATGATCGACTTCGGGCGGATTGAGGAAGACCTCGACGACATCAGGCGGAAGTACACCGTCGAGGAGATCACCTTCGATCCGGCGCAGGCGACGATGCTGATGACCCGGCTGATGGCGAAGGGCGCCAACGTCTCGGAGTTTCAGCAGACCGCCGCCAATTTCACCGAGCCGATGAAGCAAGTGGCGGCGCTGATCGACGCCGGCCGCCTCAAGCACAATTGCGACGCCAACGACCCGATGACTTGGATGATGTCCAACGTCACCGCGCGGCTCGACGGCAAGGACCAGGTCTTCCCGCGCAAGGAACGGCCCGAGAACAAGATCGACGGGCCCGTGGCGCTGATCATGACCATGCGGCTGGCGATGATCGAAGTGCCGCCGATCAACATCGCGACGCTGATCGCCTAAACCCAATAGGTGCTGACATATGCCTGTGCTTGCCGTAGTCATTCCCGATCAAGGCACAATATCCGAGACAGTCGATCTCACGGGAGTTACCGCGGTCGTCGGCCTTATCATGCCGAATGACTGGACCGCGGCGGTGGTGACCGTGCAGGGGTCGGCGGATGGTGCTTTCTTTCATGATCTGATCGACGGCTTCACCGGGAATGCACTTAGTTTCAACGTCCGGCCGGATTCGATGGGTATGATCAATCCCAACCGGCTGCGCAGTTGTGCAGCTATAAAATTGCGCTCCGGCACTCGGGACAATCCGGTGGTGCAGCAAGCGCTGCGCGAGTTCGGGCTCGTCGTAGAGGGGAATGTGCCATCACAGCCGGGCACAGGTACTTCTGCGCATGTAATCGAGGATACCACCAACGGTTTTCACGGTATCGAGCAGTCGTTTCAAGCTCCGGGGCCGATGGCTTGCGCGATCACGGTTTGGCTGAAGTCGGACACAAGGCAAGCGGGCCTCGAGATATTCAACGGCGATGGCGGCGCGCGGGTGTATTTTGATCTCGCCGCCAACGAAATCTATGCCAATTCCGTCTACGGCGCCGGCTTTTCCGTCTTTGACCTCGCCGTCGAGGGGCCAGGTCCGAACGGCTGGTGGAAGTGCACCGCCTCGAACAATCTGACTCCGATCAGCGCTGCCCAGACGCTACGAATCGGGATGGACAAGGACAAGACTGGGTCCATCGCGTATCCCGGCGACGGCGCGAGTTTCGTGCAGGTCTGGCAACCCTCGCTGACGCTAGACGGCGGCGACAATGTTCTGCTCAGCGCGGACGATCTGACCAATCCGGCGTGGCAGCCGCGTGGCGCGTCGGTGGTGAACTTTCCTGACGATGTTCTTCCGGCACCATGAGTTCGCCATCGTTCGAGGCACCACAAATGATCCGCACCAAGCAAACCGCGGCGCCGCCGCCGAACGGCGACCCGCTGGAATTTGTCATGAGCGACGACAGCGTCGACCGCATGGGCGACATCATCGAGGCCGATGGCTGGCTGCTCGACAACTTCCGCAAAAACCCGATCGCGCTCTTCGGGCATAACGCCGCCTTCCCGATCGGCAAGTGGAGCGAGGTCACCGTCCGTGGCAACCAGTTGATCGGCCGGTTGCAGTTGATGGACCCGGTTTCCGACCGGATGCGCGAGGTTCACGCGGCAGTGGACGCCGGTGTTTTGCGCGCCGTCTCGGTCGGTTTTCACCCGAGCAAGTATGAACCGATTGAAGGCTCGAAGACCGGCGGCCTCCGCTTCACCGAGCAGGAGCTCGTCGAATGCTCGTTGGTCTCAGTACCCGCTAACCCGAATGCCCTCGCCCTGGCGAAGGCGCTCGGTATCTCTCCGCAAGGGCAGCGATTGATCTTCGGCGTGTCCGCCGATGGTGATCAAGAGCTGCGCCGACGCGGCTTTCATGGCGTGTCCGCCTCACAAGTCCCGCGAAAGCCTCAAGCCATGAACCAACTCAGCGATAGGATTCAAACCGCGCAGGCCGAGCTCGTCGGTCTACAGGACCAATTGACCGCAACCGAGGATCTGACCCAGACGGCAGATCTCACCCAACGCATCGAGGAGATCAAGGACCAGATCTCGATCTACGCCCGCGCCGAGCGGGCGCTCGGCAGCGAGAGCGAGGCGATCACCGTCCCGGCCTCGCGCACGACCGTGCTGCCGCCCGGCTCGACACTCCCGGCGGCGGGGCCGAAGACTTGGGCTATGCCGAAGAAGCAGGAGGAGCCCGGCTACCTGTTCATCCGCCATTGCGTCGTCAGGGCGCTGTCGCATATCCAGAAAAAGCCCGAGGATCAGATCCTCGCCGAGCATTACGGGGATCGTGGTGACTTCGAAGTCACGAAGACCGTGCATGATTGGTATAGGCGGGCCGCCACCGCTCCCGCGACGACGACGACAACCGGATGGGCTGCCGAGCTTGCGCAGATCCAGTACGGCGAGTTTTTCGACATCCTGATGCCGGAGGGTATCTATCGGCCGCTCGCAGCGAAGGGTTTTCGCGCGACGCTCGGGCGATATGCGACGCTGTCGATGCCCACTCGTTCGGCGACGCCGACCGTGGCGGGGTCGTTCGTCGGCGAAGGGGCGCCGATCCCGGTCCGCCAGGCGGCGTTCCTCCCGGTCACCATCGGCCTCAAGAAGATGGCGATCATCTGCTCTTACACGCGGGAGCTCGCCGAGCACTCGACGCCGCAGATCGAGGGGTTGCTGCGTAAGCTGATCAGCGAAGACACCGAAGTCGCGGTCGACACGACGCTGATCGACAACGTCGCGTCGTCGGCCATACGGCCTGCCGGGTTGCGCAATGGCGTGTCTGGCCTGACGGCGACTACCGGCGGCGGTTTTGCTGCTCTTCTCGGCGACATCAAGCAACTGGTCGGCGTCCTGTCGGCGGCCAATGCCTTGCGCGTCCCGGTCTGGATCATGAACCCGCAGCAGGCGATCTCGATCTCGCTGACGATTAATTCCGGCGGGTTCTTCCCGTTCAAAGCGGAGATCGACAGCGGAATGCTGCAAGGTTACCCGGTCATCACGTCCAACACGGTGCCGCTGGGCACGGTGATAATCCTCAACGCCGACGACTTCATGTCGGTCACCGGGGATGATCCCCGATTTGACGTGTCGGACCAGGCCACGCTGCACTTTGAGGATACGACGCCGTTGCAGATTGGCACCGCCGGCAGCCCGCCGACCGTTGCGGCGCCCGTCCGCAACCTGTTCCAAACCGACAGCCTCGCGCTGCGGATGATCCTGCCGATGAACTGGGCGATGCGCCGAACCGGCGTCGTCGCGTGGGTTTCGAGCGTCACTTGGTAGCACGACGGTACACATGGCGTATTCCGGCGCAGTGGTTGCTGCGCCGGATCGTCACCAAACAGGAGCACGCTGATGACGACCGAAGACCAGTACCGCGCCGACCAGAAAGTTCGCGCCGAGCTGACCGAGCAGACGCTGAAGGTGACATCGCAAAGCCAGCCGACGCCAACGCAGGAGGAAAACGACCTGCTCCGGCTCGGGCTGATGCACCCGGACGAAAAGGTAAACCCTGACAATCCGGAGATGCCGTCGCTGGCGGTCCAGCAGGCGATGGTCGAGAAAGCACAACCGGCCGCTAGTCATCAGCCAGTGCGTCCTGGCGGCGGCGCACCGGCTGCGGGCGCACCGACCAATCGCGACGTGCCGCACCTCCAGGGGAATGGCGCCGTTGGCGAGACGCTGACCTGCACCAAGGGGAACTGGAACGGCGAGCCGACGAGCTACGCTTACGCCTGGAAGAGCAACGCCGCAGCGGTCGGTGGCACCGGAGACACCTACACGGTCGCCGAGAGCGACGTCGGGCATAGCATCACCTGCGTCGTGACGGCGACCAATGCCGCCGGCTCGACGACCGCACCGCCGTCAAACGCTGTCGCGGTCAACGGAGCGAGTCGCGGGGCAGCCCGGCGGTAAAGCTCGGTGGCGCAATCGACTGCCCTAGAGCGGGTACGAAGCGCGGCGAGCCGTATCTTCCGGCCGCGCCTCAAGGAAGCCATCGGCGGCGGCTGGCGGCTGCCGCTCGGTGGCGGCTTTATCCCCGCCACTTGGCCGACGAACTGGTGGCAATCCGGCCATAACCCGCTGCCCTATGGCGGCTCGGCGGTGGTCTACGCCTGCCGCTCAGCCTATTCGCAAACGATCGCGATGTGCCCACCCGCGCATTGGCAGAGCGACGGCAAGGGCGGCCGCGAGCGGGTGAAGACCTCGGCGCTGTCGCGCGTCCTGCGGCGCCCTAACACCTATCAGTCGCCCTCGGACTTCTTTCTCTACTTGACCGATTGCCTCTACGGCGAGGGCGCGGCCTTCGGGCTGGCGCTACGCAATGCGCGTTTTGAGATCACCGAAATTCACCTGATGAACCCGCGGCACTGTTGGCCGCGCGTCGCACAGAACGGCGAGGTTTTTTATACGCTCGCCGGCAACCATGTCGTCGAGCGCTTATTCGCCGACAACCAGGTGTTCCTCGAAAGCGTCCCGGCGCGCGATGTCCTGCATGTGCGGCTGCCCGACCAGCGCTATCCGCTGCGCGGCATCCCGCCGCTCGAATCGGCACTGCTCGAACTCGGGGTCTCAAGTGCGATGATGGCGCAGGCGCTGGCCTACGCCAGCAACCAGGGACGGCCGAGCGGCGTCCTGCAAACCGACGCGAGCTTCCACGCCAACCCCGAGGCGGTGCGGCAGCTCCGCGCGAGCTGGAACGAGCAGACCCAAGGCATCAACGTCGGCGGCACGCCGATCCTGACGGACGGGCTGAAGTGGGCGCCGGCGGTGATGAACAGCCGCGACGCGCAGCTTGCCGAGGTACTGCAAATCTCCGACCAGCGTATCGCTACCGCGTACCGCGTACCGCTGCCCATGCTCAGCCTGATGAACAGTCAGGGGCCACAGGCGTCGACCGAGAGCCTGATGGCGCAATGGGTGTCGACCGGCCTCGGTTTCGCCGCCAATCACATCGAGGACGCGTTCGGGCGGCTCTTCGCGCTCGCCGGCTGGCCGGACGATTACCTCGAGCTCGATCTCGAAGCGCTGTTGCGGGCCAATTTCAAGGATAGGATCGCGGCATTGGCGCAGGGCGTGCAGGGCGGGATCTTCAGCCCCAACGAGGCCAGGGCAAAAGAAGATCTGCCGGCGATGGCGTTTGGCGACGAGCCGCGCGTCCAGCAGCAGGTCGTCCCGCTCAGCGCGTGGGCCAAGGCGCCGCCGGCGACACCCGCACCCAACGCGCCGGCCGCCGCGCCACCAGCGGACGCTCCCGCAGCCGACGATGGGAGTGGCGATGCCGTCGATCAATCCAAGGCCCTCACCGCCCGGTTCCGGCGACGCGCAGCAGCCCAATGACGACCACAATCTCGCCGCTTGAGGCGCTCGCCGACGAGCTCGGCGACTTCGCCGCGCGCATCGAGCGCGACCTGAAGCTGTCGGTCGGCACCATGCTCGCCGAGCTTCGGGAAGAGATGTCCGCACTGCGAGCCAGCCGGGCCGAAACCGAGTTGCGCCTCGATCGCGCCGTGGCGGCAAAACTCGCTGAGTTACAGGATGGGCCACAGGGGCCGCAGGGCGAGCGCGGGGAGCGGGGAGAAGCTGGGGAGGCTATCGAGGGGCCGCCAGGCGTTCAGGGCATTCCTGGGCCGCCTGGCGCGCCCGGCGAGGCCGGTGCCCGAGGGGAACCCGGTCCGATCGGCGAAACCGGACCCGCCGGCCCACCCGGAGAAGCCGGCCCGCCGGGGAAGTTTATCCCGCCGAAGGCGTGGGCGAAGGGCATCCACTACGAGTGCGCGCTGGTCACGCATGGCGGCTCGACTTGGTGCGCGGCTCGGGATACCGCCGAGGAACCGCCGCACGACGATTGGATCGTCGTCGCGGCCTGCGGCGAGGCTCCCTACGTCGGCGATGTTCTCGGACTTTTTGACCCGAAAGGTGCGTATCGGAAGTTCGACCTGGTCACGTTCAACGGCAGCGAGTGGCGGGCCAAGCGGGATAATCCCGGCCCGCTGCCGGGCGACGGCTGGCAATTGGCGGGGCAGGCCGGCAGCCGCGGCAAGTCCGGAGACCGCGGGGAACGCGGCGACCGCGGTCCGGCCGGTCCATCGATCATCGATTGGGCGATGAAGGGCTATCATGCGGTGCCGATCATGAGCGACGGTAGCCTCGGGCCAGCGCTCGATCTGCGCGAGGTGTTCGAGCTCTACCATGCCGAGCGCGTCTGATGCCGACCAACCCGCGCTACCAGCTCAGCCGCGTGATG